CTGTTGACCAGAAGTGCAAACCTTCTAGATTGTAAAATTCACCTGTTACTGGATTCAACAACATGTATTTGGGATTGTAATGGCAGCTGCAGAAAATCGTTTTACAAATGCACACTGTGACTTGGTGGCGCCTTGTTACCACACCAAAGGCGGTTTCATCTGAGAATGCAGACGTTGACACGTGGTTGAGTTTACTTCTGCGGCTAACTACCTTAACATGCAACGTTCTACCGACGAGTGTGTTCAGATAATAATCTATATCATGTTTGTGTCTATGGTGCCGTTCATGAGGTTCGAGGCATTGCAATAGGCAGGTCAGTTTCTGTTTTCTCCCTTTGCCCTTTGGGTTGTTGGGAGTTGTCGTTTGACCATGTTTGCGATGTCGGGACCCCTTGGTTAGACCTTTCCTGTTCATTCTTCGAGTGGATTTAAGGTAGTCACCAACTGTCATTGCGGTTTGGATGGCCCTTTTAACCATATTGGTTGGTCCGCCACTCGTCACATCTGCCCTGGACGTAGTTGACTCTATTGTGTCACCTGGGTCTGTTTGCGGTTTAACTAACGTATTCGCTGTTGGATCGTTGTTGAGCTCACTTAGTGACTGGTCAGCTGGTGTGGCTATGCTAGTGCGTGATGTGTGGGTTGGTGGGGTTGACTCTCTCGCTTGTGGTGATTTTGCAAACTTGACACAACTTGAGATGCACAATAGCAGGAACAGAATTATCAAGTTGCTGTCCAACCTCTTCATGTTGGTGGGTGCTGGGGGTGGGTCACCATCTATCTCGGACCAACCCGCATGACCTTTCCCTAGTGTTGCGGTTTTCCGTCTGCGTTCTTTGATTAAGTGACGGACGTCAACTGGACTCATATTCTTATTTCCAGCCCTTCGCTGCACGCACTTAGTTTGATGCCTGTGTTGTTTGATCAAGTGGTGGATACTACCTACACTCATGCTTGAGGTTGCGTCAAGACCCTCCTTCACCAAACCTTTGTTAGCTTTCTTGCGACGTTGGGTTTGTTTTTTAATTCTGTTTAGTGCTGATGTGGTGTCCTCCTTCAATTTGACAGTATCAACGCTGTTTGATACATTCATGCTGCTTCCACTCTCCTTGGTATTATATTTCTTGTCAAATGACTTCATTGTTTTTTTGAATGCGTTCTTTTTGATTTTTCCCTGGAACTTCGGTTCTTTTTTCTCTATCTTGATTGTGTTGTTGACTTTGTCAAAACTGTCGATGTATAATTTTACGGGCATCCAGTTACTTGTCCTCAACAGGACAGATA